TCAATTTCATTGAACATGGGTATTTCTGTGCCAGTTTTAGCATTAAGAAAAAGAGCAGAATTGTTAAATCGTTCTTCTACAGCCAGCATTGTTCTATCAAACTGGTCCTGTATTGCTTGGTCTTGTTCAGGACTAAGAGCAAAGCCATTAGCTTCAATGTGTGCTTTAGCTGAATCCCAACGGTTTGTTAGAGTAAGAACCGTCTTATCCCATTCAGTAGTAATAGCAAGTTTAGCAGCTTCACCTATAGTTAACTCTTCGTCATTAAGGTAATCTGTAAACTCCTCATACTTTTTAAACATTTCGTCTACTTGGCCGTTAAAAGCCTCTTTAAAGGTATCAACACCTGCATCGTCAAATTTAAAGTCTTCTGCACTAATATCTTCAATAGCTTCTTTAAAGTATGTTTTAATTGCTTCCCAGCCTTCAGAGACAATTTTATTTACATCTTGGAAGAATATGTCTACTCTTAGTTTAAAATCATCAAAGTCTTGCTGTGCTTCTGAAGTATCAACGCCTTCTATTTCACCCATAATGGATTTCCATAGACCAGTAACGCCTGTATATACCTCGTTAAAGGCAGTAACAACACCAGTAGTAAAGGTAGTAATAACTCCTAAAGTAGCAGTTAAAAATCCACTCCAGTGACCACTGTTACCAACAGCTTTTCCACCTTTCTTTTCACGAGAGGGGTCAAAGATAGCTGGCCACCAAGTGTTACCAACAATAGCTGTCCACATTCCTTCAAAGAATCCGATAACGTTAGCAGAAAAAGTCTTCAGACCTGCAAGAACACCCTTATCGCCAAGGATAAACCCTTCGGCTAAATCAAGCTTCTTAACAGTAAAAGATAAAGCCATTCCTGCTTTTTCTTCAGCTTGTTTCTTTACAAATTCCTTTGCATCTGTAAAAGCACCTGTTACACTGTTTACTAGCTCTTGTGGGTCTAGGTCTACAGTAAATAAGTCTTTTAAGAACATGTGTACATCGTCAACAAAGAAACGAATGTTAGAGAGCATTATAGCAAATTGTGTTTTAACTTGTATTGAACGAATCTTTACTTCTTCGCCCATAAACCTTACAGCATCAGTAGCAATAATAATCTTTGCTTTAATGTTTGCAGTAAAGCCCAGAGCATCATCAAAGTTAGCGATACTTCTAGTTAGTTCGTTCTTGAAAACAACACTGAGGTCTCCAACAGTAGACTGCATCAGTTTGAATTCATCGTCTATTTCTTTAGCACCCTTTAAGATAGCCGAATAGACTTCTTCAGCAGTTAACTGTCCCGCTTTAGCAGCAGCACGTAAGTTACCAAACGGTATTCCCATACCATCGGCGATTGCTCTAGCAAGCCTTGGTGTTTGTTCAAGAACAGAGTTAAGTTCTTCACCACGTAGTTCACCAGAAGACAAGCCCTGACCTAACTGTACGAGAGCAGCCTTAGCTGACTCAGCAGAGGCACCAGAGATAATGGATGCCTGTGATACAATCTTAGTCACCTTGAGAAGCTCTTCAACAGGTTTGTTACTGTCTGCGAGGGCTAAACCAAAACGGTTAAACGTGTCAGCTGCTAGTCCAATGTTAGTACGGGCTTCTCCAGCAACTACGAAAAGTTTATCTAATACCTGTTGAGTCTTGGCTGCGTCTTTAGTAACAAGATTAATTCGGTTGCGGAAACCAGCCATCTGGTCTGCTGCTTTAACAATAGCACCACCACCAGTAAAACCAGCAAACGCAGCAGTAATACCTACTGCTAATTTTTGAAATGTACTTTTTAGCTGTTCAGCTTGTTTGCCAATATTATCTATTGACTGGCCAACTCTAGCAATTTCCGTCCTAGCTTGTTTAGCATCAGCACGGACCTTAATTTCTACGCCTTTTACCATGTAGAATGTTCCTTCTAATAAAAATGCCCTTGATAAGTAGAATCCGTATGTCGGAAACACCATCAAGGGCGAAATTATTACTCAAAGGTGATTAAACCAATAGTACTTAACGTCTGCTCAATAAAGTAGGAAGGGGCTTGTTTAGAGTGTCCTCTATTAAGCCTACCAATATATTCAACAGGGTTAAAAATTGTTGCAGACATAAGCTCTCCCCTTAAGGACAATACCATTCGGTTGTCCCAGCCAGAGCGAGCCTTACCAGTGTCTACGGGTGTCACCACCTTGAGTTGCTGAGTACCAATCTCAACTAGTTGTTTGATTTGAGGATTAGCCAACATGTTGACTTCCCGTTCTATTCTTTTTAATTCTTCGTCAAAGTTTACAACTTCCAAAGAGACTTTCATTTATCACCATATAGGTTTCCAATCAGTGCCATCACCACCGACAGCCGCCTTCATTTTAGCAAGAAAGACGCCTTTAGGTAGAGCTTTTTCTTCCGTTGGAATTCCTTCCTTTAAGAGTTTAAGTGCAGGGAATAAAGACTCAGCATTACCTTTGTAGCCCTGAGCTTGTAGTAACATAAATGTTCTTTGGTCTTCCCGATACCCAATAGGTCTTTTGCGGAAATACATGGCCCAGTTTAATAGTTCTTCATGTGGCATTTCTTCCATCACTTTATAAACTGGCATACCTAACGCATAGGCAATCTCATAAATGGTCTCTTCGGACCTGCTTAGTTTCCCTCAGTCGTTCCCATTCCAGAAACAGCTACGACTTTTTGCGATAGTTCTGACAACTCTCCCAAAGGAAAGTTAGAGAACTCTTCGTCTGAAATTTCGTCTGCGCCAATTACTGCTAGCCGCAGGATATCACGAAGAAGCTTCATTTGCTTTTCTTCATCTTGCTTTCCCTTTTGAGAAGCATTGATTACTTTCTGAAGTTCAAGAATTTCACCAACTGTGAGTTTCTTTACTTCAACTTCGTCGCCCATAAAAGGGACTTTTTGTGTCATTGTTTTGCCAACGAGATGTTTCATTGTTTTTATCCTAACTTATCTTTGTCTGAAAATAATTCTGAGTTATGAGCTTGAAAGTCATCAAGCATTTTACGTACTGTATGTAAGACTGAGAGGGTTTCCATAATGTCTTGACCTACTTGTGAGTTCTGGTCAAAGTCTTGGAACCTTTCAAATGATTTGCGAATACTGATATCAACACTGCGTCTCATGTGTCTAAAGGTAGTACGCATTACGAAAGCTTTACTAAATGGCTTATCCATAATACTAATATCCTTAAGAGGGAGGGGGTAGGTAGCCCCCATAAAAGGGACCACCTAATTATCTTACGATGCTGCGATAGTCGCAGGACCAAAGAAGTCTGTCTGTGTAGACAAAGTAACAGTTGCGGTTGTTGCGTCAGTCAAAGAAGCATTAACTAAGATAGCTTCAATTTTACCGATGAAATAGAACTCAGTGTTTGCAACTGCAAGAGTTGCAGCCGAGCCAGCAGCAGTAGTTACAGGGCTAGCAGCCATCATGAAGCGGAATGCACACTGTTGACCGATAAGAGCATGAATTGCAGTCATGTCGTCGGCAACATAGTTAACAGTAACTTCTAGGCTAGGCGCATCGGCCTGACCTTGCACCTGTGAAGAGGTTGCTTGACCGAAAACAGGAACGTTTACGATGTTTGCAGGTGTACCAACCGAAGGGAATTCCCGAACAGAAGGCATACGAATGTGGGTTGCGTCAGGAGTTCCAGGGGTGGAACCTACGAACAGTGCAGCACATTCAGCAGCAGTGTCGGTGTTAGCGGGGATGGTGCCTGTAAAGACATCAAGGAACGAGTAAATACCCGAACCCAAATTAGAAATATGAGCCATTTGTTATTCTCCGTATGATTTAAATGGTATGAAGTATGTAGCTGAATACAGCGATGAATTTGAAGAGTCTAGCCCTTCAACGCTCAAATAGGAAGTTCCAAGCTTTGTATTATTAGGTAAAGTTTTGCTGTCTAGAACAGTGTCAAGAACATCAGCGATAGCCATTAATCTTAGTTGCCCATGCCCTGCAGGGACAAATATCTTAACAGCGACAAGACCATCTATTTGTTTTCCAGCACCAAAAGAGTGATGTTGACTGGAAGAAGGCAAAACATTTAGTATAGCATACTCTTTAATACCCGCCATCTTACCCTGATAGTTATTAGGAAATGTAGGTATTTTAGCAGCCTTCCAAACATTACCAGCAAATACAGACTCAA